CATCCAGAACTAGAGAGCGTGTTCTTAGAGTTCAGTAAACAAGATCCCAGAGCAAATGACCGTGAAATCTCAGCAAAGTGGAACTCATTCAGTTGGCGATCGGATGGTGCACGTCTTGAATTGCGTAACCTTCTGAAGTGGTCAAAGTTAGACAACTTCAGTAAGTATGAAGAGATTGAGAGAACCAATGTCAGTCGATTGGTGAAGGAAGCAGCAAATGCTGGAACAGAACATGATGTTGCTCAAGTTGTGTATGCAATGTTTCGAGACAGTTTTAAGTGTGCGAAGTATGGAAACAACACTTGGTATCGCTTTGATGGAAATAAGTGGTGTGAAACAGATCATGGTGTAGCGCTTCTGAAACTGTTGTCTGAAGATGTCCGTAAGCAGTTCAGAGAAGGTGAAAAGCAAATGATTCAGATGGCTGAAAATGCAGGTGCGTGTATTTGCGAAGGGAAGAATGTGAATCCTAATTGTGAATCTTGTAAGCATGATACTGAAAAGATGAAGTACATCTCTATGCAGATCAAGTTGAAGACTTGTAAGTTCACAGAGAACGTGATGAAGATGAGTCGATTGCTGTTCTTGGATGAGGACTTTGGAAAGAAGTTGGATGAGAACAAGAATCTGATTGCCTTTGCAAATGGAGTCTTTGATTCATCCACAATGGAGTTTCGTCAGGGTCGTCCAGACGATTGTATCAGCTTCTCCACCAAAATCAACTATGATCCAGAACGAGAACATACGACCTATGAATGTTGGGCAGAGATTGACAAGTTCCTACACGACGTTCAACCTGATCCAACCGTTCGCAATTATCTAGTTCGTAGACTAGCAACCTGTTTGAGAGGTGGAAATGACGCTCAGAAGTTTCATATTCTCACAGGAGATGGTTCAAACGGCAAATCTATGTTGACAAACTTAATGAGTGTTTCTTTTGGAGATTATGCAGGTAAGGTTCCAATTTCACTTCTTACACAGGGTCGTGCAAAATCTGCTGCTGCAGCACCTGAAGTTCTTCATATGAAAGGTCGTCGATTTGTGACTACACAAGAACCCGATGAAGCAGTTCCACTCAACACAGGATTGATGAAGGAGTTGGCATCTTGCGAGAAAATGGCGTATCGTGGTCTCTACAAAGACATCACAGAGTTTGAAATGCAAGCTCAGATCTTCCTCAGTTGTAATGAGAAACCCAAGGTCGGGGCAACAGATGGAGGTACATGGCGTAGATTGTGTGTTGTTCATTGGCCTTCCAAGTTTGTAGCCAATCCGACTGAATCACATCATAAACCTCTAGATGAGTCTATTCAGCAAAAAGTAATGAGTGAAGAATGGGCTACTTGCTTTCTATCCTATCTAGTTTCACTGTATCGTGAAGGCAATGGGTGGCGTAAACTCATGGCACCAGAGAAGGTTCTGGTCTATACCAATGAGTATCAGGAGGACTCGGATGCGATCGCACGTTTCATCCGTGAGTATGTTACACCTCTTGCAACGGGTGAAGTTGGAGAAAGTGTTACAACTGGAACAATTTATGCAGTGTTTCAACAGTGGAAGCGAACGAATGAGATCTCTAAGGGTTCAACTTCTGAACTCAAGAAGAGATTGGAAGGCACTTATGGACCACACCCTAGGAGCGGATGGACTTCCTTCCGGTTCGATACTTCTTAGATTGATAACGCTTAGAACCCTTGCGACCCGACCGTGTTCTGCGTCGACGAGCGCCGGTGATAGACGGATCTGCTGTTGCAGGAGGAAGAGATGAGACAGTTTGAGTTTCGGGTTCAGTTTTTCCCCATGATAAAGGATTGTACCAAACCATTTGATTTATTATAATCTTACCAATTTTTTAAATGGGCAAGAAGCTGAATGTGGTCTTAGACATTGACAATACATTTGTAGAATTTACCTTCAAGAAAGATGGAAAGTGGGATGCACTTCCGGAGACTGAACGTAGCAAATATAAGTTCAAGAATGGGTTTATTCTTCGTCCTCACTTTCATACGTTTTTCAAAAGTCTTAAGGGTCTCGTAAAATCCGTTAACTTATGGACTTGGTCAGACATTGACTACGCAAACGGTGTCGCAGAAATGATTACTGCTGAAACAGGATGCCCTATTCAAAACGTATGGTGTGATACAGATGCAGAAGCTTCAGGCGAAGAGACTGGTAATAGCAAGGATTTGAACTATCTGTGGTATACTAAAAAGATATTCCAACCTTGCGATACAATCATCATCGACGATCTTGCATCCAATTCTACCAATCCATCCAACTATCAGAATGGAATCTTGCTAAAACCTTTTGCTTTGTGGGGACGTGTTAAGAAGTCTCAACCCTATGGACCCTATCAAGACCTGTCGGAAGACGACACACTCTTGAAGGTTTTGGAGGAGTTGAAACGATTAGAAAAGGATGAAAACGTGTGCGCAGATGGAAAGGAAGAAACACCGCCGTTAGAAGATGCACTACGGATTAATGTGAGTGGAGGAAGAAGAAGGCGCCGCAAAATTACTCGACGCGCTTTGCGCCGATACGGGACAAAACGTAGGTCCTGAGGAGTCCAATGGTAAAAATGACCAAGATGAAGGAGACGACGAGGTTGACGAACGCAACTAAGACCTCACCGACCTTGAGTGTGATTCCACCCATGGAGAGAGTGAATGAACCAACACCCTTGCCTGCTGCTGCGGCAGGGGCGAGCAATGGGGTGAGGATGTCCTCAGAGAGAGACTTGAAGAACTCTCCAACAACACCTCCGAGGTAGAACGAAGCGGTCAAAATTATGATGTCGCGTGAATCAAGCATATTTATTAAGAACCACATACTTTATTTCGTAAAGACAATGGACACTCGCTTCTGGGGGCCGAGTTCGTGGCAATTATTTCACTTGATTGCGTTTACTTCAAAACATCCCGACGACGTCCTGAATCAGATGAAAGATGTACTTCCCTGTAAGTTTTGTAGACAATCCACAACTGAGTATGTTCATGAACACCCTCTTCGCGGCAATCCTGGTAAGTGGTTATATGACCTTCATAATCGAGTGAACCATAAATTGAGAACTCAATGCAAAAACGACCCTGCAGTCTTAGATCCAGGACCTGATCCAGAGTTTGAAGATGTCAAAAAACACTATCTTGCATTGAAACCCACCGCCGTTCCAGGTGGCGACTTTCTAGGATCCATTTCTGCAAACTATCCTGAAGAACCCGAATCCGAACAGATGGCAACGCAACGGACCTTTTTGCATTCATTGAGTAAAGTCTACCCATTTTCTAATCTACAAAAGGTATTTGAAACATATGTGAAACAAAATGAACCTACGTTGGATTCACGAAAGTCCTATATGAAGTGGATGCATGGATTACTTACGGTATTGTCCCGAGAAACTGGAACATCTATGCCAAGTTTCAAAGGGTTTGCTCACCATCTTGCGTATTACAGGAGCGGTTGCTCCAAAAAGACGTATCATGGAAAAACGTGTCGCAAACTCTCTGGAGGTGGAAGAACCAAATCCAGAGACCATGCGAAGACGTTTAGAGTTGCTCATAGTAAGTTACTTTGATTTAGGTTTCGTGAACGCTTGAACGGTAAGACGTGCATGCTTTGCTGAATATACTTCGGGTCTTTTTTCACGGGGTCTTTTTTTACGTTCTTGTCGTGTTTTAGGTGGTTCGTCCATTTGAATCTATTATTCTGACGCACAGAAATCCGTTTTAATACATTCCATAACCCATTCCCTTCATTTCATCCATTCCACCCTTGCGTGACTTGCGACCCTTGCGAGTCTTTCGGCGACCACCGACTGACGCTGGACTTAGAGGACCCGTGGACAAACTAGCGGAAGGTGTGACCTCAGCGCCGCCCTTGTAGGTCTTCTTTGCCATCTTGAGAATGTCACCGAACTTCTTTCCCTTGTGCGACTTCATTGTCTTCTTAACATGCGTCAACCACTTATTTGCTCGTTTAGCGCCACCAACTTCAGACATTTATTAAGAAGTGAAGAAGTTATTGTAGTCCCGCCGATTTTTCAACGAACCCCGGCGTGTTTCCAAATAGAATCCATTGGCAACCATACGCAGTTGCTACTTCAGGATTAATACCCTCTTTTCCAAACACAGGGTCGGGTGTGACCAATGTGATGGAATTACGATTAAATGAAACCAGTTCAGAGTATTCGTGTGGATGCACCGCTTGACCAAATGTCAGGCGACGTAAAGTTGAATCCGTCCACGATAGATTGACTAAGTCACCCAATTCAGTGCCTTGAATTCCACCTGACACTATAATCAGTTTATCCGCAAGTAAATCCAATTCCATACTTTGCAAGTCAATGTACTCACGAGGAACCAAATGACGATGAACGGTTGTCTTCAAACACTCTGCTGCCTTATTTAACGTCACTGAGTTAGTCGTATGAGGAACAATGGACAGAATAAATGGAAGACGATTAGGGAACGCTTGAATTAAAGCAACACAAACTGAATCAAAGGTCCAGTAATCATATGCATAATCGTATCCTTGGTTTAGTGGATTTTTAGACACAACTGGGTTTCCATTCTCATCTGCATAGAGATGAACTTCTAATAATCGTCGACCCGATTGAATCACACTGTCTGCGTCTTCGTAGATACCTCCTCGCACAACGTAATCACACAATCGTTTAGAAATGGAAGGTAGTTTTACTTCTTCATCGGTTATTTCAGTCCACGCTACATATCCTACAAGTCCCAAAAGAGAAAGGGCAAGTACAGTCTCCATATCTTTCTACTCGGATGTGTTTTTTGGAATTTTAAACAAGAGACCACGGAACCCATTGATTACGTCATCTGGAATTCGCTCTTTCATAGGAATTTCCATTAAACACGCTTGGTGGAAATACAAACAATACATTCCACATTCAGAATCCTTGAATTGATGACGTGTGGCATTAAAGGTCATCTTCATAGGTTTAGATTTGCCAGTAGCGTCCCATTGAGACTTCCATCGTCGCATTAACTTTTTGATTTCAGGTTCGGGTTGGTGAGCATAGGAATCAAAATAGGTGATGCGTGGATACTCTAATTGCGGACGAATATCACAAAATAAGGCAATCCAATGTTCTCCTGGACCATCGTGTGGATCTGTATTGAAAACAATACCAATCTGATCATATTTCTCTGAGAGTTTGACAAGATTCATGGAACATAATGCACTTACAATACATTGATTGGTTTCGGATTTCAAATCAAAGTCAATCGGAATACATCCTACGAAAAAGTATTTGGGAAACAAGTTTGTAAAGTTCTTTTCAACCCGATCAATGTCATCGGACGATAACCATTCATATCGGTTCACAGACCATTCTTTGGGTGCCTTGGGTCTTTTCATAAGCGATGTGACAATACACTCTGCAGATCCTGTCACACATTGATCTTGAAGACGATGTTGAATATTCGTCCACATTTCTTCAGAGGTTCCTTTTGGAACGGGGGATTCCTTGGGATGTTCTTTGTTATACACTACACGGAGTCGTTCAATTTCTTCAACATCCAACCAAGACATTCCTTGTTTAAAATGGAATACTATTAAGTTAAGACAGACTACTTCATATATCATGGAAGCACTTAAACCCATTCTCTCAGAGTATGCAGACATTACCCGTAAACTTAATGAAGTCAACGCACGCGCTTCCGAACTTCGCGATGACCGCAGAACGGTTGAACTAGACTTGGCAGCATTATACGCTACCTCTCGTGAGACCTTACCTGACAAGATTAATCTTGCGACTTCAGGTATGACCTTTGCTGTTAAATATCCAAATCAGTGGAAAAAAGGTTGGACGCTTTCCAAAAAGGAATTGAAAGCGTATTTAGATGAATTGATTCCTCAAAAAAGTGAAGAGTTGATGCTTGAAATTGTTAAACGACAAGAGGAGAAGATGGTGGAAAGTGATTACGGTTTTGAGCTTAAAGTTGCGACAAAGCGAGATTGAGAGTCATTCTTAAGACTTTCTTCAATCTCCCTTAGGGTCTGCTGAATTTCTGCGAGTTGTTGTTTAGCTTGGTCCAAACTTTGATGGGGAAGGAACCCTTTTTGGATACGCGAAATCGTGCACACTAACGAACCATTCGTGCTCAAGAGACGGGTAGCCAAGGTATGCAAAGGCTTCACCATCAACGTGATATGATACTCAACAACACAATATTTTTAAATCCCATCATCTTCTCGCTGAAGGAAGTAGGCGTGGAGTTTTTCAGAGATTCCGCGAACACTGAATTCCAATACACCTTGCCAGTTAGGACGAAGGATTGTTCTCACATCTCGGATTCCATCTAAGATTGCATGACGATCGACATATCTGCGATTCACATGAGTGCCGTGCCATAAGTGATACACAGAACCCGATGTACATGCAATACGAGGTTTTGGAAGACTGGAGAACTCTTTGAATGCAGGAACTAAAGCAGTTTTGAGATAGGTTGTTGGAAACTTAACATCTAACCATGCTGCAGCAGAAAGTGTATCTCCACTTCCTGTGATTCCATATTCAAAGAATCCTACTTTGCGAAACCATCTGCGACGGAACGCCCACGCAAATCCTGGATGAAACTTATGATCAAAGTTTTGTTTACGGTCCATGTAGAGAACCGATGACCGTTCTTGCATGATTTTGGTATACGTAATGTCCATCCACACTGCAGATGTAAAGGGTTGAACTACATCGTTTTTGTTCAAGGCGTCTGAGACTTCACAATACCAGTGAGGATTGCCAAAGATGATATCGGCATCCAAGAACAAGACTTTGGAAAACCACCACGGAATCCTAGATTCAAGAATGGTGCAGAGATTCTCCTTGTGAAAGAGGATGGATTTACTCCAGACATGAAACGCATCGGCAATCTCGGGTTCTTGTTTATCAAACACCAACTCCAAAGTGTAATAGGGAATATTTGCAAGTTTGAGTTTTTCAATTGTGTAGAAGTAGTTCATCACCATACGTTTGGACTTTGCAGGGTTGAAGAAGACAAATCCGACTGCCATATCACGTTTCCATGGAGTATTATACCTTACATTTGCAAGTTCAATAGGTTTAGCGGTTTCTTGTTTGGGTAAAGGATCTGGTTCTTCTGTGTATGTCATAGACTGAGCGCTTCCCATTGTGTAGAAAAACGGATAAAAGATTGGATAGAAACTACAAGACATAATGACAGATGTCTACTCACCTTACAACGCCCGTAACCGATTCTTCACAGAGAAGGATATCCACCGTATTTTACACCGCCATGGTTTACCTCATTATCGTGTTTCAAATGCAAGAATCTTCCAGACCGCGATGGTTCATACAACCTATGTCAAACGATCTGAATATACTACACCCGATGGACGACCGGCGTCTCTTGCTCCGTGTCCCTCTGGTGTCATGCCCCTCCAAGATGAATCGTACGAATGTCTCGAGTTTGAAGGAGATTCCGTGCTTGGAGTATGTGTTGCAACCTATCTACGACGTAAGTACCCTGACAAAAAGCAGGGTTTTCTCACAGACGCTCGCAAGGAACTTGTTAACAACGAGCGAATCGGAGCTTTATGCCAAAAAGTCGGACTGGATACATTCTATGTCATTTCTAGGCACAACGAGGAGTCTGTGGCTATTAATGGACGACGAAATATACAGAAACTGGGAGACATATTTGAAGCTTTTATTGGTGCGCTATGGACAGATTGTGGAAACCGATTTAACATTGTCTACTCATTCGTCACCAACGTTCTGGAAGCCTATTTGGACATCCAGGATGTTGTCACTACTATCACCAACTACAAGGATATCTTTCAGAAGTATTGCCAGCGTGAGTTTGCGACAACTCCTACGTATACTATGATAGAGTCCAATGACGCTTTGATTCGGGTCACAATTGTTCTCAAAGGAAAAACGTTAAAAGAAACGGGTGAAGGAACGACTCGTAAGAAAGCAGAACAAATGGCTGCTAAACAAGCGCTTGAAGGATTCGGTGTTACTTTCGCTTCTGCGTAGTGACTCTAGCGTTTCGTCCACATTTGAACCGTTTGAGTGTTCGCCCTCGTGTCCATAATACAGACTTAACACAGACCGCGATGGGTCCTTTTTCATTGCGAAAGGTCTTCCTAACTTTCTTAATACACTTGCAAAACCTTCTTGTTTGATTAAGTCGTGCCATTGTGTCAAACTCAGAAGAATATATCCTCGCAAAGAATAAACATAATGGGCGGTGGTCTTCTACAACTCGTTGCTTATGGTGCTCAGGATGCGTATATCACTGGAAATCCTCACATTACCTTCTGGAAGGTTCTCTACAAGCGTCATACGAACTTTGCAATGGAGGCGTTCCGTGTGAACTTCACGGGTGCACCTCAGTATGGTCAACGTGTGGTTGCAGTCATCAATCGAAATGCGGACTTGATGTACAAGACCTACTTGGAGGTCCAACTCCCAGACACATATAGTGCAGCAGATGGTTCAGGTGTCAAGTGGACTGGTGCTTATGAACGTCGTCTTGGATACCAACTCCTCAAGAAGATTGAGGTTGAGATTGGTGGACAGATCATTGACACTCACTACGGTGAATGGTTGTTCTTATGGGAGAACTTGACCTCTGGATTTGACAACTCTGTCAAGTTAGACAGCATGACAGGTGGTTACCTTGGAGGCACGGAGACCAGCGCAGTGTCTTGCGGAGGTCGCCCAGCAGTCTTGTATATCCCTCTTCAGTTCTGGTTCTGCCGAAACCCAGGTCTTGCATTGCCCTTGATTGCCCTCCAATACCACGAGGTCCGCATCAATGTTACATTGAACCCTGCAACTGATTTAGTGTCTGGAACTCCTGGAACTGCTGGAAGTGTTTCAACTGCAGCATCAAAGTTGCCTCAATTGAAGGACATGTCACTCTATGTAGACTATGTCTATTTGGATGTCGATGAGCGTCGCCGATTTGCTCAACAGTCTCATGAGTATTTGATTGACCAACTTCAGTTCGGTCTTCAACAGACACTCACAACATCAAGCGCCCGAATTGACTTGACGTTGAATCACCCTGTTAAGGAATTGGTGTGGGTCTTTCAGGACGCCCGCAAGACAGACTGTGGTTCTGACTTGACCAAGAACATGGGATTCACTCAACCTTTCAGTTACGATGATATTGTCAATCGCGCCCGTCTTCAAATCAACGGTCAAGATCGATTTGACGAGCGATATGGTGATTATTTCTGGAAGGTTCAACCTTACCAACACCACTCAGGAGGTGCTTTCTGGCCAACTCGTGCACAAGTGACAGCACCAACAGCATCAACAGTAACATCTACATGTAGTGTTGTTGGAGACGTACTCACTTCAGGCGCTGTATCTGCAGGAACAAACTCACCACCACCTTACATAGTTGAGGGTGCAATTGTTTCAGGAACAGGTATTGCTCCAGGAACTATTATTTCTGCGTTTGGAACGGGTTCGGGTGGTGAAGGAACCTATCAGCTCAGCGAACCTGCTACTATAAATGGTACAGGTCTAAGCATTACATTCACGCTGCCTAACGTCAATTATGCTCCTCACAGCAACCCAATCAACGTGTATTCATTCGCACTCCAACCTGAGGAACATCAACCAAGTGGAACCTGTAACTTCTCACGCATTGACACAACCACCCTTGTGTTCGACAGTGTCTCAACCTCAGGTATTGCAAAACCCACTAAGACAACACCCTTCAACTTCCGTATGTATGCAGTGAACTACAACATCTTCCGAGTCATGTCTGGAATGGGTGGACTTGCCTACAGTAACTAAGTCCTTAAGGTCTTGAATGATTTCAATTTATCTACAAAGAATATCATTAGTAATTAAATGGCTAGACATTGTCATTCATCTATGTACAATTCACTAATTGAAATGGGAATGGATGATCGTTGGTCAAGATATAGGGGTGGTGGGTATACTGAAGCACATCAAGTTGGACCGTATAAAGTTGAGATTGCAGATGAGGGGGTTGATACACGCATCTTGCTTTGGAACCCATTGAAACCATGTGTATCTATGGTTATTGAAAAACAAAGCAAAGAAGCAGTATTTGATTTAGTAGAATATGATGCGG